GCTGTCGATGTATGAGTGGCAAGAGTTAACCAAGCCCTACAACATCAGTATCTCTGCTGACACGCCTGGGCAAACAGAGAAGTCGTTCGCGCTGCCGGATGACTTCTATGACTGGGTTGACCAGACCAACTGGAACGCGACCAATCAGTTGCCTTCGCTTGGGCCTGTGTCGCCGCAGATGTGGCAGCAGTTGCTGGTACGCACCACGTTGCCCACCCTGTCGTTCTACTGGCAGGTGCGCGATGGGCGGCTGTATGTGCTGGCACCGCCGACCTCCGCGCAGACGATGACGTTTTTTTATATCTCTGCTGGGTGGGTTAGGGATCAAGACGATCCCACGCTGTTCAAGAATCGGATGACCAAGAACGGCGACTTGTCGTTGTTGGACTCGACCATGATGACCATGTTTGCGCGGGTCAAGTGGCTTGAGATGAAGGGTCTTGACTCCAGCGCGGCCATGCGCGACTTCCAGGTTCAGTTTGAGAACCGCAAGCAGGCAGAGAAAGGTGCCGCAGTGCTGTCGATGGTTCGGGACTTCCGCTTCCCGTACATCCAGCCGCTGACTAACACCCCTGACACCGGGTACGGGGGCATCTGATGCCATTCGCCCCGCTCGCGCCTTTCAAGACCCCGCGAAAGGTCGCGGTGTCGCAGGTCGTGAAGATGCAGAACAACGCGCCCCCTGTGGGCGGCTTGAACCTGCGTGATCCGATCAATGCGATGAACCCGCTCGATGCGGTGCTGATGGATAACTTCATCCCGCGCCAGCAGGGCATCGAGATCAGGAAGGGCTGGCAGTACCTGACGACCGAGGCATCAGGACTCAACTACGAGTCGATCTTCGGCTACAACGCTGCATCGAGCGCGAACAACAAGCTATTCGCTGCGGCCAATGGCAACATCTACGATGTCACCACGGGCACGCCGACTGTCGCTGTGGCTGCGACCGGCAGCACCAGCAACCAGTGGTGGACTTGCCACTTTGTGACTGACGCAGGCGTGTTCCTGTTGGCCGTGTCACCCAATGCCGGTTACTGGACGTATGACAACGTGGGCGGCTGGGTCAACCGGACGGCATTAACGGTCGGCTTGCCAGTCAATGTACGCACGGTGGTGGTCTGGAAGCGCCGTGTGTGGTTCACGGTGCTGAATAGCTCGACCGTGTACTACATGCGAAATGTTGACCACATCCAGGGGCACGCAGATTCGTTCCCGATGGGTTCAACAATGTTGAACGGCGGCTATGTGTCTGCCATGCTGAACTGGACGGTCGATGCTGGCACCAGCATTGATGACCACCTTGTCGTGATCGGTACCGAGGGCGATGTCTCGATCTGGAAGGGATACGACCCAACATCGGTAAGCACGTTTGAACTGACCGGAGTTTGGTACATCGGTCAGGTGCCGAGGTTCGGCGTGTACTACACGCCCTTCGGTGGCGATGTGATGATCCTGAGCGTTCAGGGTCTGGTGCCACTGAGCAAGCTCATCAATGGGCAGTGGACTGACGGCAACAGCAACAACTTTCCGGCCAGCAAGATCTCTCCGACGCTGCCAAACCTTGTGCAGCAGTACCTGAACGCAGAGTCTTGGGATATGGTCGTGCTGCCGAAAGAGCAGTTGCTGATCATCAAGATGCCCGTGAATTCGCTTGGGCAGCGCAATCAGTTTGTGATGAACATTATCACGGGCACATGGGCGACCGTGAGCAACATGCCGATGGAGTCTGCGACCGTCCTTGACGGTCAGTTGTACTTCGGGATGTCCAACGGCCACATCGCTCGCGGCTATTACGGGAACACTGACGGCGCGTCATCTACGGGCACGGGCGGTTCTGCAATTGAGGCGCAGATGCAGTCTGCGTTCAATGACTTCCAGAGCCCCGCGAGCCTGAAGAAGTTCCAGATGGTGCGGCCTGTGTTCTTGGCCTCCAACGCGCCCAGCGTGGTCTTGCAGATGAACACGCAGTACGCGACGACCAGCGTGGCAGGCTCGCCTGCGTTCACGCCTGCATCTGGCGCGACATGGAACGGATCGAACTGGAATCAGGCCAACTGGGCTGGCAGCACTAACACCTATCAGGCGTTTGTTGGAGTCAATGGCTTGGGCTACTAC